AAGAACATTTGGCAAATCAAGGCCAGCGCCGAAGGAAGTTCTGGTGGATGTAACTTACGATGACAAGACAGGTGCTGAATTATTTAAGATTGGCATGCGTCTCCTTAAAGACGATAAAGAGACTGTGATTGGGTATGTGATTAGAAGTGCATTGATGCATGCGGCTAAAAAATGAAACGCGCATTGGTTACACAGGCATTCGGAGATAAGTGGCAGGAGCTGCTTAAAGTAACCCAGCCCAGGATGGAAGCGTACGCAAAGAGGTACGCAATTGATTTTATGGCAATCACAAAGCCTGTCACTGAACCAGTGCAGTACTCAAAGCTCGCCATTGGAAACATCATGCTGGCTAGGGGCTATCAGCAGGTGATGTTCCTCGATGCGGATGTATTGGTCACAGATGACTGCGAAGATGTTGGTTGCCCTGATTCGGAAGGTAGTCAGCACTTCTTCTGCGCCTTCGATGAGGGAGAGTTCTTGGATAGGAAGAATGGGATGGTTGAGCTTGCCAAGGGATTCGGCGGAAAGATTACGCCCAGGTTCTATGTGAATACTGGCGTGTTTGTGGTCAGCAATAAGTTCCTTGGACTATTCTCTTGCCCTCCGTTCGGATGTTATCCCAATCATTTCGGAGAGCAGACCTGGATGAATATTCAGGCTCACCTATGGGGCATGGAGCTTACGCCGCTTGATCCAGCCTATAACTGCATGACCAGCGTGGAGTCGCACTTTGGCCTAGACCGCTACAAGGATGCCTACATCATTCATTACGCTGGGCAGTCCCAGGACATGGATAAGTTGATCAACTTAGTCAAGTCCGATGACGCAAAGCTCAAGGAAGCTGGCCGATGACTTTTGTCAAGGTAGTCCCAGAGTGTGGTCGCTGGAGGATTCATACTCTTGCTGGGAATGTGATTGGTCCGCGCTTACATGGTTCTGTACCCCCAGATGGCTTACCACCGCTTGAAGATATTTTTGAATCCAAGGATGACGCGCAGAATGCTGCTGGTCTTTGGAATGCATATGCGAGATGGGTCGAGTCAAATCGCAAGAAGAAGAAGCGGAAATGATATCCACACAGCTAACCAAAGGTGACTACGATGACAAGCTCCAGCAGCTTGCAGGTGAGGTTGCCATACAAGCGATCAGGGATCTGCGCATGCTTCGCAGGAGAGGGATCGTATCAGGCATGAAGCTTATCCCTGGCTCAGAGCATAAGATGATTAATGATGCCTGGGAGTACAAGAATTCGCTTGAGGTAAAGCGCCTGTTGCGAGACTTTAAGAATGGAACAATTGGATGGTGGTGCAGGGCAGCTGGCATCAACATCGATAATAAAACATTGCTGCGAAGAATGACGGAGGAAAATTATGCAATTTCTTGATGCCATGAGTCAGGTGATATGGGTTGTTACATTGATGTTATTCATGCTTTTTATGATCACATCAATCTGCGCTGCTGGTGTTTTTGTTATTGTCAAACTGATTGAATTCATCAAGGATGAGTTATGACCGATAAATTCGCACAGAAAGTATTAACCGCATCCGTAGATCGATATGTCCTTACGCCCACTCAGTGTAAGATGCTTCGCCAGGACGCAGATGTGATTGGGATGAAGCGAGCAACAGTTCTTAAGAAGGATGGAAAGATTAAGAAGTCGATAGCCAGGAGCTGTTCATCCTGCTGGATTGCCTTTGCCCCCCAATACAAATGGCTTTATTCAATTATGAATGAGCTGACCGATGCTGTTAATGCCGAGCATTACCGCTTTGACATAACTGGTGTGCAGCAGTTGCAGATCCTCAAGTACAATCCGCTGCAGCAGTTCTGGTGGCATTATGACACCTACACCTCCGAGGCTCCAGTGCGGAAGATGACCGCAGTAGTCAACCTGTCCGATCCTAGCGAGTACTTGGGCGGTGGGTTGCAGGTTAAGGCCGACATAGAGAATGCTAGGTTTATCCGTGAGCAAGGTGCAGGGTGCTGGTTTCCCTCCTACATTGAGCATCGCGCTCGCGCTCCTATCTTTGGTACACGCTGGGTATTGGTTGCTTGGTTTACTGGTCCTGCATGGCGCTAATGGCAACGCTCAACGAAAACATTCCAAGCTTCAAGGGGCTGGTGAGGAAATCATTCTTTACCAAGAACCAAGAAGACAAAGAGTTTTATGGGGTCTATGTATTCGGCTTGCAGTCCAACGCTGGAACTATCCTAACCTTTCACGTTATGACTGACTCAGGCATGCTACGAAGTCGCGTACCCTTATCGGAGATTTATACGCACGAACCAGAGGCCGACATACCATTCAATTACAAACAGCTTTGGGATTGCTTTTCGGAAAATGTAGCTGTCACCGAGTACAGCTTCCTAGCCTATCATCGCGCCCAGGTGCTATTGAGGGACGGAGCGAAGGTGTGGGGTACATACTTGTTTACTGTGGATTGGTTCAACAATCCCTACAGCGACGAACCCACCGATTACAAATGCGGTCATGTGTTCGCAGGTGACGATGGCTACTTACTCTGCATGCCCAACAACCGCATATTCTGGCGCGATTCCAATTGGGTGACGAAGAAATTACCAGATAACCTAAAGCAGTTTAGGGTTGATACCGAGCTGCCATCCGTGGAGAATCAATCCGACAAGTGGGTGACGGAGGATACCGATTCATTCTATTACGACATTATAAATAAGGAGACAGCATGACCCTAGAATCCAAATCACGCCTGCAATGGGCGCGCGATATACTGCTCACTGCCAGGGCGAGGTTAGTCATAGAGAAGGATCTTGCCAGCAGGGGTAGGGCGGTGGATATCATCCAGATCATTACGATGGTTGATGCCGCCGCTTTAATAGCGAAGGAGCTTATTAAAGAATGAACATACGAGATCAGATCCTAGAAGACTTTGGCGAGGAGGCTGAGACAATCCTATTCGCGGATGGATTCGATGACGCAATCCTGGGAGTGGGTAATACATTCGGTGGCAAGCTGTGCGCGATTTACGACACAGACCTGGTGCTGAAGCAATGTATGAAGGATGGCATGGAGTATGACGAGGCCTTGGAGTACTTCGATTTTAACATTGCAGGAGCTTATGTGGGAGAGCAGACTCCGATCTTCATTCACAAAATAGAAAGGCAGGACAAATGAAACTATGGAAAAACAACACACCAGCAGTCCACGTTGTGGACGATAACAAACTTTGGCCGCGCTGTAGCTACATCCTGCCAGACGAGCTGACCAATGCTCCGTTCAGCGAGGCGATCCCTGTTCCGCACAAGATTAAGCCTTACTACCCAGGTAGGTCAGAGGGCGGATCGACGGCAGTGTACCGAGCTGGCGCAATCGGTGACGCGATCATGGCTACAGGTATCGTGCGCTACTTGGTAGACACTTCAGGTGGTTCAGTCGATATCTATTGCCCAGCGCGCAACATGGCGTTCTTTGCTGGACTAGGTGCGAATGTATATCCACTGCCACCTACCGAGGAAGCATGGGACTCGTACTCCGCCCACGTTCCGCTAGATGATCTATTCTCAGGTAAGGTTGGTAATAGCGAGCTAGGCACTGGTCCTGGTTGTCACTACGATAGGATCTATACCTGGATGGGAGCGGAAGGCATAGTGGCAGATGTCACTGGCAGGGCAGGTGATCTAAAGCTTGTCGATGTAAAGTACAAGCGTCCGCACCTGTACGTTGTCCAACCTGACCATGAGGAGTTAGTCAAGATGGGGCGGTGGCCGCTACCCAATCCATACTTCGTCTATCACGTTTCGTCTTCTGGTCCTACTCGCACCTATCCGCCGCAGTTGGGTAAGCTCGCGGTGGAAGCGCTGCTGGAAGAGTTCCCAAAGCATCACGCTGTGATCGTTGGGCTAGATAGGTCAATTGATTTCAACATCCAACATCCGCGCATATTCGACTTGTACAACGCCACCTCGAATGTTCGCACGTTATTCCCAATTGTGAATGGCGCTGACTTTGTTGTCGCTCCTGATTCATCCGTCAATCATATGGCAGCTGGGTTTGATACTGCATGCATCAGCTTGTGGGGATCGTATGTC